AGCAGAGAGTTGGCGCGCATGGGGTCTGTACGCCGGGCGACGTCCTCGCGGGTGCTCTCATAATCTGCGAACGCTTTGGCGAGTGCATCACCCTCGCTCACGGGGGGGGCTGGGTGGCGGGGGGCGAAGTTGATGAAGTAGTCAGTCATGACAGGTCCTCTCCGACTAGCACGAGGTCGTGACCCCAGGGCGCTCCGAGGTTGAGTAGTCTGCTGTCGAGCCCGAAAGGGTTGCCCGCGCGGACCTCAACCCCGTCCCACTCGGAGACGTACTCACGTGTCACGTGGTCTGCGTGCGCCTCAATGCGTACACGTTCAGCCATGATGGGTCGCCAGTGTCACGGGGCCGTCAAGGTGTCGCCCACAGTCGAGGCAGAGCAAGCGGCGACCCTTCGGCGTGTAGTTGATGCGGTCACCGTAGATGCCCAGAATGTGGACGTGTGGACACCTGAGCCACCTGAGCGCCTTCATGACTCCACCACCGGAATCCCCATCGCGGCGAGAGCGGCACGGAGTTCTGCTCGTAGTTGAGCCTTGCGGTACTCGGGTCCGCTCCACCATGTGCCCGGCTTCAACAAACATCGGCGGTCACACTCGCCAGCCGCTCCCATCGCCCCAGCCTCAACCTGCTCAGCCGTGACGGACAGGGGCGCGAGGACCGTGGCGGGGAACATCGCCGACGTGACGTGACCCATGCCACGGAACTTCGCAAGCAACGCCCCCGCAAGGTGGCACGTGTTGACCGCCGTCAGAATCGGCGTGTCCGGGTCGAGCGCGGCCAACTCTTCGACGGTCCTGACCACGCGGGGGGTCAACTGGTCAGCCATGCTTAATCTCCTTCGCAAGTTCGGCGGTGATGGCCGCGTAGATGCGGCTCGCGGGAATGTGCTCGTCCCCCGTCGTGTTGGCGTCGCGCTTGTCCAGCATGTTGACCACCGCGATCAGCGCCCGAGCCATTGCGGGGGACGTGGTACGGGCCGAGGCGATGAACTCGCCAACGAAAGACTCGAACACTTGGTCCGATGCCCCGCAGCGTCCACAGCCGGGAAGGTTGTACTCGCCGGGTAGACCGTTCTGGCTGTGGTAGATGTTGCCCAGGCCGGGGGTTGATTCGCGCCACTCCCAAGCGCCCTGGAACTCGTCTACCGCGTCGGCCTTCGCGAGCACGTCCGCCAGGTAGGCGCGCGGGTCGGTCATGACGACTCCTTCCAGTTGGGGTCGAGTTCAAACCACGTGCCCGCGTGATCGACACGGAGCACCTCAAGGTACATGCCGAAGGACTTCAGCCACTTGACGGTCTCGCCGCCGTTGCGCAGGCGGATTCCGAGTTCCGAAACCGTAAATCCGGAGTCCGGGTTCCAGGGAACCTCGCTCGGGTCGGACATCGTGGTCAGTCGGCCAGCCGTGTGCGCGGGGAGCAGGAGCGTAATCACTCGGCCACCTCGATGTCGTAGCCGCATGATGGGCAGTGGGACATGAAGAACCCGTCGTCCAGGGTGCCCTCCACCGTGCCGTCAAATCCGCACTCTTCCCAACAGATGTACGGGCGGGACACGTCAACCGCGTTGACGCCCGAACCGAAGTACGATCCCTCTAGCATCAGCGCTTCCCCCACTTCAGGAGGCTAAGTCCCCCGATGACCAGCACGAACGCCACGTACGCGCCTACAGCGGGGTCGATGCCCGTCTCCGCCAACTGCGGCGTGGGGAGGGGCGGCGTCGGAGGCACTGATGCCTCCGGGGTAGGGCTGGGGAGCGGAGACGGCGTTACCTCGGTGGGGCAGTCACCGCCGTACACCCAGGTGTGGCTCACGTAGATCGAGGAGTCCTCGGGCTGGCCGTGGGCCCAGGTCAGCACTCCGTCTGCGGTCACGGGGGCGGGGTCCGCGTTGTACACATCAGCCTGGCCCCAGCGGTCGCAGGGCACCGTGTCGGTGAGTTCCTGGGGGAACATAGCGGAGTGGTCGAGCGTGATCTGCGCCGTCAGTTGCTCGGCGGTGGTCTCAGGGCCGTACTGCTCGGGCAACACCCACAATACGGAGTTGTCGTTCGTCATGGCTTCCCCTTCCTCGCGCTCTTCTGCGCGGATTCGATGTTCTTACATGTTCCGCACCACTTCTTCTTGCATGGTCGGTCACAGTGTTCACAATACTCCATGTACCGTGATCCGCACAAGAGGCACTTTCTTGCCTCTCCAGCGAGCGTCATAGCGTCTCCTTTCGAGTGAGGGTGACGTATCCGTTGCCTCGGTCATGAGCCGCGAAGCGGCCTGCCAGTCCGTCCTTGGACAGCATTTTGTGTACGACCTGCGTGGCGTAGTCAAGACTGTCTCCCGTCACATGAACCACGCAGGTCTCGCTGGGGTGCATGTCCAGGAAGTCCACCGCCGCACGTACGCGTCCCGCGTTGTTGTCCGGGTAGCCCTCGTCTCGCTCCCACTCAATCTCGTCCGGCTTCACTAGCACCCCGAACGTACCTCGCTTTGACGTGGGCGCCCAGGTGGGGTTCCTTCCCCGACCGCGCGTGTCATATCCGCTGTTGAGGTAGCGCCAATGGACGGTCACGCTAGCCCGCCACGGTGATCTCGACGCGCTGGAAGTCAGAGACCTTGAAATACTCGATGTCCATTACTTAGTCCTCCATTCAAGTTGGTCGCGGCGTATGAACCGCGTTTGGTCTGAGTTCTTGTGGGCCACACAGAAGCGGTCCTTGAAGCCGATAGCCTCGAACACCCTCACCGGGCCCAGTCCCTTCACATACCCAGAGCCTAGCAGGTCGCCGCGCACACGAGTTCCTGACCGTCGAGCCAGATCAGACGCCAGGTATCTCCGGTATCGAGGCTCTGGGACTCGGTGCGGACGCGACCGGTTTGGTCCACCGCGTTGAACGGAACGTCAGGCTTGTTGTCCTCCGTCACCACGTCACCAAAGCGCCACGTCTTCACTTCCTTGGCGGAGATTGACTCCACGGCGACCTCCGTCCACACGTCATTCAGGAGAAGCCCCCACACCCACTCCCCGTCGATCCGCGCTACCAGCCAGTCCCACCCATCCTGGGTGTAGTGAACGCGGTCGCCGTCCTGGTACTCCGGCTTGGGCGGGTGCGCGTCGAAGTAGATGTCGCCCCGGTTGCGCTTCTCAGCAACGGCCTTCAATCGACCAAGAAGGTCGAGGTTCTCCGCCTCTTCCACGGCACGGTCAAAGTCGGAGCAGTAGCCGCCCTTGGCCTTCACGACAGCCAGCGCGGCCTTGATCTTCGCCGTGTCGTCCTCTGCGAGCAGCACGTCCTCCGGGCGGACACAGTAATGGGGGAAGGGGAGCCCCTCGAACGTCACGCCCAGTGGGTAGGCTCCGTACCCGGTGGCGTAACGCACCGCGCCCTTCATGCCCCCCAGGTGCGTGCCATACATGCTCCTAGCGCCCACGCGCATGGTGATCTTGTCTCCGGGCTTGAAGTTGTGCGTCACTTGTGGCTCCTTTCGTTCGATGTGGCTGTCCCATCAAGGTACTGCTGAAGCCTCGCGTAGCCCCACTCTCGTTCGGCGGACCAGGCGGCGGCGGACCTGGCGGCGGACTCGGCGGACTCGGCGGCGTCACGGTTCTTGTCTGAAGGGTCAAGAGCAAACGCTCTTGCCGCATCCAGCGCCTTGCGGGGGCGGTCATCGTCCGGGAACACTGATTCAAAGTTGGCGAGCACGTGCTCAGCGCAGTCAGCGGCGAACAACACCCACTCGCGCTGGCCCATGACCTGCTTGATGAGGCGGACGCGCTGAACCAGCAACTTGTCGGTTCCTTCCACCGTCTCGCCGTCGTACTCACACAGATACACGTCGGTAGCCCGGTGCGCCAGAATCTCGGCAGGCGTACGCGCCACGTGGTAGCCGGTGAAGCACATCAGCAACTCCTTGGCCTCGATCTTCTTGGTCCACTTACCAATTTCCGGGTAAACAAACGAACCCTGAACCGGTGCGATACGCCCGGGGTTGAGCATCTTGTATGCGAAGGGCATTACGGTCTCCTTTTCTCTCGTACTTCGTTTAGGTCTAGTGTCAGCCTAGTCGGCTTGGGGCGTGGTGTCAACCACGAAATTGTCAAGGTCAAACAGGGTCAGCCACACGTCCCTGAAGTAGTGTTCCCCACGGCAGAGGCTCACCAGCGCCATGTCTCCGGTGGAGTCCAACACCTTGGCCCACACGTCCGTACCAGGGCGCACAAGCCTCATTCCGGGGTTCGTGAATGCGACGCTCACCAGCGGGCCTCGATTTCGTTGGCGGCTTCGGTCAGCCCTCGGGCGTAGGACAACCGCTGAGCCAGGTCAGGGCGCTGTCCCACGACTGTCCAGAACTCCTTATCGGAGGGCGCGCACCAGTCGCTCTCTGCTCCCGTAGGCTCGTTCGTGTCCCGGTCATAGTCGGTGACGATCACGAACGTGTGGCCCAAGTGGTAGGGTGAGTCACACGTACCGCCCACGTGGGTGACCACGGTGATTTCGTTCGGGTAGCACCCCAGCGGTTCCGTGTCCACCACGTCTCCGATCTTGAGGTCTCGGGTCTTGGTCATGCTAGTTCTCCTCTCCATCTGAAAAGCGGTCAAGCATCTCCTGGGGTCCGTTGACCATCCACCACGAGAGCATCTGAGTCTCACCCTCCGTAGCCTCGTGGGTATCGTCAAGAGATTCATCGGCGTCATCCCCTCGGTGGAGGTGAATGTACTCCGCGAATCCCGCTTCGATGTCGTCGTCTGACTGGCGCTCCACGAACAGGTGGCAGACGCCGCACTTGGTACTGGGGTAGTCGGTCACGTCAGTCCTCCTCTCCGTTGTAAAAACAATCTCCGTCAACCAGGGCCTTGTGCATGGCTTCACACGGGTCAACCGCGTAGCCAAGGTACTCTCGGGTGTTGCCGTCTCGGGTGTGGTGATCCGGCATCAACTCAAACTCCACGGTCTCGCCGTTGTCGAACGTGATCGTCCCGGTGACGTACGCGATTTCGGGCTGGCACTCTGAGTTACAGGCGTAATCTGAGGGGTTTGGTGGTTCGTCGTCAAGGCCAAACGTCTCGATGGTCTCGGCCTCTAGCGTTGCTTGGTACACGTCACAGTCTACGTGGTGGCGGGTCATTTCTAGTTCTCCTTTTCGGTCAGGGGCTCAAGGTCCTCGTGGTAGTAGCGGTGCGGCTCATTGTAACCGTCGTCCCAGGTCACGTAGTAGTGAGGCACGTTGTACCCATCATCCATTCCCCAAACCTCCCAAATGGTCCCCGCGTCGCCCTTGAAACTGAGAACGCGGTCCCCTGCCTTGTACTCGGTAGCCATGCTGTCAGTCCTTTCTAGTCGTTTGCGGATGCTAGCAGGAATGGTTCGCCGTCGCTGATTTTGTACAGTTCCCAGTGAGTGATGCCACTCTCTCCGTCGCCCATCGCTTCCATCAGTTCCCTCTTGAGCCTTTCCGCCTGCGCTGGCGTACGCTCTCGCATGGTGCTGGCAAAGCGGTGGTGTTCGGGAGTACCCTGTTCTCCGATCCACAGGTGTCCAATGTAGTAGGTCACGCTAGTACCCCAACTCTTCCGGGTAGTACGTGAGGCCGCTCACAGTGACGATACGAACGCCACCGCGCACCCGCTTTGCCAAGGCGTGTGCTCCGGCCAGCACGTCGGCCCGTGTGCCGTCCCAGAGAACATCTGCCACACGGTAGGCGCACAAGTCGTTGACGATGATCCGTGCGGGAGTACGATCGATCTTTGCCATGTCAACCTCGGTGGTTGCTACTGCCGTGAACACTCTCTAGCCCTCCTGTCCGTCGCGAGGGCAACGGCCCTGGTGGTGGGAAGTGGTCATGCTGTACTTTACGTCCGGCTTGTGCCACGTGATGTCGTGCTTGGAGAACCACGCGATAGGAGTCTCGTAGGAGAACACCACGTAGACCGGTCCCGCCTTGAGAGCCGCGAACAAAGCGTCTCGGTGCTCGCGAGGCAACTGGGAGCCGTAGAAGTTGGGAGCAAAGTCGGTCGGGGCGTAGGTGCGGGCGCTCAAGGCTCCGTGAGAGGTGAAGTCGATGCGCTGGGCGATGGTCTCTGCGGCCTTGCGACCGTCGATCTTTGCCATGCTGGGTGTCTCCTTTGTGTGGGTTTTCGCTAGGTTCGCGGCCCCGGGGCCTAGTACAAACTTAGTGGTCTGTGGGCGTGCTGTCAAGTTTTTAGTGGGTTTTGCTCAGGCTAACATGGTCACGATTTGGTAACGGAGGGCCCGATTTGTGTGGTTGACGTGTCAACGTCTTGTGAACACTATTGAACGGGGCGCTGTGACATGGTGTTTTCTCATGGCGTTTTTGTGGGGCTGTGGATAACTTTTGCCATGTTTTTTTGCCATGTCATAGCGGGGGGCGATATGGCGTTTTCATTTTTGAGGGGGTTCGGGGGGGGTTCGGAGGCCGTTTTGGTGGGGGAGGGAGGGGCTGTTTGTACGGGAATGTCCGTTTTGTGAGGGTCAGTTTCTGGGTCTCTCTCTAAAAAAACACTTATTGAATATAGTATATATGTAGTGTGTATATATACCCATATGTGTTGTGTGTATATATGCTATGTGCCATATAGGGGTTTAGAGAGGGGGGGCGTTTCACTTTTCCTCGGGTGGGGAATTAGATCGGGGTCTTCTGGTCCCGGTCTCTCGGCCTCTCGGGAGTGCTGGATTGGCCTAGGGCGGCGTCTTGTCATGAGGGCCGCAGCCCGCGACGATGGTCGCTATGAGGGCCGCGCTCGCCACGAGGCCGAACCACAGACCGAGTAGCGCGCCTAGGCTGCTCAACGAGGTCCTTGGGGCTTGGAGCGGTCGTGGCGGCTCTCTGACGCGGCCCACAGTGCGAGCACCAGGGCGACCAGCAGGACCTTGCCTGCACGGGGGTCGCGGGCGTTGGACGCGGCGAGGAGAATCACGGATAGAGCCGTGAGGGAGCGCAGGGCGATTTTCATGGCGGGTGTCCTTTCGGGGAGGTGTGGCCCTCACTGGCCTTGTACGGGGCCTAGGAGCGAGTTTTATGGCGGCTAGGTAGTCCGGTGAGGGCCGGGGGTTTTCAGGGGCGTGGTGAGGCTCCTACGGCGTCTGACGCTTGGATAGCGGCGCGGTAGTCAGCATCGGCGCGGTCTAGCGCGGCGTCGTAGGCGTCGAGGGCCTCCTTGAGGGTCACGATGTGAAATCCTGGTAGCCGTTGGCCGTAAGCCACGCGCAGGCTTCCGGGTACGTGGGGAACAACGGGGAGGAAGAGATAAGCCCTACCGCAGTGTGAGACCACTCGACGCGATAGCCGTCCGGCGTGCGGTACGTGTTCGCTTCGTGGCTTGCTTCCTCATCGTCCGGCGCGTCAAACTTGAGCCACACATCAAGGCACGTCTCGCGTGTCCGGAGCGCGGCGCTCACTTGGCACCACCCGCGAGCCCTAGGGAACGCATAGCGCGGTCGGTGTCGGCCTTTGCGGCCCATCGGGTGTTGCGCGCCTGACGCTTGGCGATTGCCTCAGCCTTGGCCTGGGGGGTGCGCTTGGAGTCGGGACGTGACATTTTAGTACCTTTCGTTAGGTGATTAGCGTTGTTGCTAGAATCACTAGGCCACGCTCCCGACGTTTGCCAGGAACGGACCTAGGAACGCTAGTGGTTGTCGCGATAGTAGGCGATAGCCTCCTCCTCACTGTCGGCGTAGATGCCAGAAAGTGAATCAGTGAGCGTTTCGTGAGTTTCGCCCTTGTCGCATTCTTCCGTTTCGTATTCGCACACTGTCCACACGTCGCCGCGCATCCACTGGGCCCAGGAGCGGTAGACGCTTTCGGCATACTCCCCCGTGACAATGACGTCTGCCCAGTCGCTTTGTGCGTAGCCGCGCCAAGCCTCTTGGATGACGGGCAGGCTTTCCGGTTCAATCATTCGGGCGTACCGTTGTGCCACCTTGAGAGACAGCGCTTCATCGTGGCCCATGCCGAAAGCGTGGAGAAATGCCGCGATAGTCCCGTTAGGCGCGCCATGTTCGACCCCGCGTGACCTATCGGCGCGGTACACAAACAACTTACAGGCGTCTGCCCAGTCAAGGGGGTTATCTGAATCCGTGTCGCTGAATGCGCGGTATGTCTTTTCCATGATTCTTTCCTTTCTAGGTGTCCCGCGTTTGCGGTTCGTGCCCTTGCGGCGTTTGCATTCCGCGTCCCGGCTTAGGACCGGCAGGGCTTAGGGGGTTAGCCGGCGCTAGTTGGTGATGAGAACCGGGACGATCAACCCGACGTACCAGGGAAACTCGCCGAACGTGATCTGCACGGGCTTAGTCTCGCCGTACATTGCCAGACGTGGCGCGTGATAGCGACGCGCTCGGGCATCTTTGTGAGGGAAATGCTTAGGAGCAAACTTGTCAAGGTTCTCCCATCTGAGCGCGATATTTTCAGTAGCGACCGGCTCACCCGTGGGAATCAGGCGCGAGACGTTGGGATAGTCTCCCATCTCGGACGTTGCCGGGGCTTGAAACGTTTGACCGTTGACAAGGCGGAGTGTGGCACTTTCGCCGTCGTCACTAAGGCTGATGCTTGCCAGTGGGGATTTTGCCGCGAGAATCATCTTGGCCGTTCCCACACTTACGAAAATATCGTGGTCGCCCATGTATTCCGCGTCAAACGTGGCGCGTGCTAGCGTGAAACGATCCGTTGCCCACACCTCCCCGCTCACGACGCGAACGCCGTTGAGGATGCGCAGGGTGTTGTCTGTACTGGCATGAGGCAGGACCGCGCGGATAGCGTCAACCAGATTAGGCGTGTTGTCTGTCATGATTCTCTTCCATTCTGTAGGGCGATTCTGTAGGGCGATTCTCTATCGCGTGGAATGGCGGGGAATTGCACCCCAAGCGCCTACGCGCACCATTCCGGCCATTCTGCTAGTGTTCGCTACGCGCGTATTCCGCCAGAAATTCGAACGCTTTCTCCACGTCGTCAGACGCGATATCGGCGGGCAACAATTCCGCATGAGACTCGACCCACGTTTCAAGAATCGCCCACGTGTCCACGTCCTCGCGTAGCGTTTCGTAGACGGCCCACGTAATCGCTGACATGATAGAATCGTGCTCACCCATTGATTCCACGTCGGGACGCCCATAGCGCTCCCACGTTTCAAAAATGTCTGACGTGTAGGTCATGGCGCAGTCAATGGCCTCATGGGCGTAATCTTGCATCGTCCCATTAGCATAATCATCCACGCCTAGGTCGGTCAGCGCGGCATTCTGGAAATCCCATTCCACTGATTCCAGAATGGCCGCATTAATATCGTCAATCGAAATTCCCATTATTCCTGTCCTTTGTTTGTGTGTCCTAGCGGACTAGGCTCCGCTCTCTACTAGAGAGAACGGACCTACTGCGCTAGTACAAGTCAATAAATTGCGTGGTTCCTCCCACGACGATATAAGCACTCCCGGCGTTCCCGTATTGCATGACATAAACGCGCCTCACGCGTCCTAAATGCCGGACACGGTAGCGCGTGGGAATCTTGGCTCCGTATCCGCTCACGGTACGCCCATACGTTGGAGCAGCATCGTCACAGATAACGTCAGGGTCGCTCAACAACGCGGTGAGCGTGGTACTACCTTCGTAGATAGGAGTGAGCATGTTACTTCCCTTTCTTTTGTTTGTGTGTCCTAGCGGACTAGGCTCCGCTCTCTACTAGAGAGAACGGACCTACTGCGCTAGCGCTCTACCGTCACTAGGTCATCGTCTGCCAAGGTGACCACGCCGCGCCAGTCCTTACGCTCTAGGCCGACGTCCCACATACGCCCGCTCGGCAAACTCGCCAGTTGCGACATACTGACGATCGACCCCATGACGCCGCCCGTCCCTACCCCCGCATAGGTGATAAAATCCCCTAGGCGTAGATTCTGTACTTTGATCGTTCTGGCGCTCAACCGGTCCTCCTAGCGGTAGCGACGATCAAAGCGACCGTCTGGTCGATGGTCTTGCAACGAGTCTCCGCGAGACGGGGAGCGATGACGGCCCAGTAGCCGCTAGTGGTCATGCGCACGTAGATAGGACCGAAGTCGAGTTCGGGGGTCGCTACGCCTGCCACTAGAGCAGACTCCAGGGCCCTGCGCACGATGGTGTCATGCTTGGCGTCCGTGAGGGTAAGGGATGTAGGCGTGCTCTCAAGAGTCTCGCGCTCTACCCTACAGCAATACATGCAGCGCCTGTGCCCATGTCCGCACGCCCGCGCCATACTGTGGACAAAACACTCTACCTGAGGAAATGTGTTCGTAGTCACGGTCACGCCTCCCTAGCGGTGATGGTGCCGCCCGTAGCGACAACACGGGCGGCCATGTCCTCAATGGGGAGGGCGATCATGGCAGACACGTAGGTGGCACTAGCGCGCCTGTAGACGTAGGCTACCCGAACCTCACAGGACTTGGCAGACACACGGGTGACGGTGTAGGAGGTCCCGTCCGGGTTAGTGTAGGCGAATCGGCGCATGGTCACGCCTCTCTAGCGGCGTCACGCGCCACGATGCCACGGCACACGTCGCACGTGGGCATGGTGTCGGGACGGGAATGGCCTACGTGTCCCGCGCTGGCGTGGCGATCCACCTCTCTAGCGGCGTCAAGAGCAGACAGCAGAGCGGGCAGGGTAGCCGCCGTGCGAGCCGTAGCGCGAAAGTGGCCTGCCCAATGTCCCGCGTAGGACCCATCGGACAGACGGACGAACGTAACACACTCCAAACCAGCGCAGGAGACAAAAGGACGTGTAAACATAGCACACTCCACAGGTAGGGTCAGCGGTTGCCGACAAGGACAGACTATACCCGAAGCACGCCGATGGGGACCGAAACGGTAACGGTTCGATAACAAAAGAACTCAATTCATACCGGCGGAGTAGGGTTTGAGGGGGGTGCGCCACACCCGCGTACCTAAATCGGTTTTCCAGAAATTCTGAAACCCGGCAGAAAAATCCCCAAGGTTGTGTTAGACTGCACGCAAAAGGAGGCGTAACCCATGCAAGAACTGACCGCAACCCCCGCCCAGAAGATGGTCCTGGCCCTGAACATCACCCACCGCAACAGCATCTACGAAGGCACCGCCAGCACCAAAGCCACGGCCAAGCGCCGCGCCAAGAACAAGACCGCCAAAGCCAGCAGGAAGGCCAACCGATGAGGCGCTTTGAGACTGGCTGGGACTACGACGTCCCGTACATGGCGTACATCTACGACCGCAAGTTGGACCTCAAGTACGCCGTGCCCGCACAGGGCAGCCTGAGGCCGTTCTTCCGGGCCTCCTTCCAGCACCTGTACGGTGTTGCCCGCCTGGCGCTCTTCCGCGCCACCCACAAGTCTCCTTGGAGTTGAGATGGTTCTCCCCGACTACAACGCAGAGTTCCAGGTCACGTGGCTATCCGACTACAGCACCTTGGACGATTTCTTTAACTCCCTCAACGAAAGGAACACACCCATGAGCACCACCTGGACCGAAGTGACCGACCCGACTACCCTCAAGGCAGGGGACTACATCAAGGTCACTCACGACACGACCCTCCTGGAGATCACGCTTGGCGCTCCAGTCGAGAGCCCTGATGACGATGGAGACTATCTACTTAGCCTCGACGACTTCTACTCGAACGTCTTCATCCCCGCCGAGGGCTCCAAGTTCTTCATCAAGGAGACCCCGTTCGCTTCCCTGGGCCGCGCCCTTAACCCCGGCGAGGTCGTGGAGGACCGTAACGGAATGAGGTATATCCTGAACCCACTGAACTCCAATCTTGTGGTCCACTCGGCCCAGGGTGAAGACGTTCTTGGGTTTGCGTACACTGAAGTCAGGCCCGTGAGATGACCGCGACCGAACCCAAAGAACCCCGCCGCGACGAACTGCCGATCCGGGTCAAGTTGGCCCGCCTGGAAGGCACATCCCGCGAACTGACCCTGAGCGTGGGCCCCACCGGAGAGTTCGACTCCTGGCGCAAGCGGATCGAGTTCCCCGACGCCCGCGACTTCCCGCTGGACCTGCGGAACGCCCTCCGCGCTTGGCTCGACGACGCAGAGAGGACAGCACGATGACCGGCCAAGTCGTCTGGGAGTCCAAGGCCAGCGCCCTCCGAGTCGTCCCACGCAAGCGGTACGTTCTGGAGCACCGCGACCCGAGGAACCTCACCTACTGGTGGCCGATCCACTCCTTCCGCTTCAAGTGGAACGCGATGCTCTCCGCCAAGTCCCTGGAGGACTTGTTCGTCGTGAGGATTGTGGACACCAAGCCCGAGATGGTAAGGCAGTCCTTGTACGACCGCGCGTTCGCCAGTTGACACAAGCGTTGCGCTAGCGCTATAGTTGAGGCACCTGCCAAGTCAGACACAGAAGCCAGACCGCAAGCCAACGAAGCCCCTCCCCGTACTCCTTTCCGGGTTGAGGGGCTTCGTTGTGTCACTTGACACCGATCAGTAACACGAGTAGGATCGAGTCCTCGGGGCCGATACGCCGCACTGCCAGCGGACAGGCTCAATCCCTTGCTGGAAAAGCCCGAGATAGGCCCAGCGGCAGGCTCGCGGAACTCCTGGCTCCGCGTACGCTTAGCAAGCCCAGGTAAACGAAGCCCCTGAAGACCGCCCCGAGCGGAACGTACACTTCAGGGGCTTCGTTGTTCTCATATCCCGAGAGATAACTTCAGCCATACGAGAACCAATGATAGTGGGCTTTCCCCCACAATAGTGTGATACAGTCGAGGGCAGGAGGGCCATACATGACCGAGTACGACCGAGAACTACGACGCCTAGGAATGCGTATCCGCGACGACGCGACCACGTACCTGGAGGACGTCAAACGGGGCGATGAATACAACCCACAGGTTGTCGCCCTGCTCGCAGACGCCAAGACCGAGCGCCTTGACGGTGACCTGTTGGGCTCCATCGGCACGGAGGCCCGCGCCCGAGACGTTGCGTGTGACGTCGTGATTGATAGGTGGTTAGACCGTGCGTGACGAACTGCTCCGCGTGACCTGTGACGACTGCGATGACAAGTCCGTGTCCGAGCCCGACGAGACCTGGAACGAGTTCAAGCGCGACCTGCGCGAAAGCGGCTGGAAGGTCAACGCCACTCTGGATTTGTGTCCCGCCTGTGCTACAATCGAAGCACTATGACTTTGGAAGGACGCACCACCATGACTGAACTGCTGAAGAGGGTTCCCGCCCAGTACCGCCAGTGGACTTACGCCGCTCTTGCCGCTGCGCTGTTCGTGTACGGTCTGTGGGAGGCGTCCAACGGCGATTGGAAGGCGTTCGCTCTCACCCTGGCCGGTGCGATCTCCTCGGAGATGGCTCGCCAGAACGTGGACGTCCCGCCCACGTACACGAACTTCGTGCTGTCCGAGCCGACGCCCACTTCCCCCGAGAAGTAATGGCCGCGCCGGGAACGGCGATCAGCCCGTTTGACGGCAACCTCCTAGAGGGCGCTGCGGCGGGTGAGTCCGCCACCGAACTGTCACGCCGCGTAGGCGGCGTTCTTAGCCCCGCAGAGTGTGCCCTCCGTGTCCGCACGATGCTCACCGAGCGCGACATCTGGACCGACCCCGAGCGCAAGAAGTTGCTGCTGTACCGCATCTACAACCTCGTGGACGACCTGGCGGGGGTGGCAAAGGCCACGCAGGACACCAAGGACTACACCGCCCTCACCAAGGGCCTTGACCTCCTGCGTAAGACGCTCAACGAGCAGTCGGGCGCCACGGATGATGAACTGCGCAGACTGGTCGCGATCCAGGTCCCGCAGATGCTCTCGTTCATCAAGGCCGCGTACCTGAAGGCCCAGGAAATCCTGAGCGCCGAGTACCCTGAACTGCCCTTCGAGCGCATCCAGGATGCCTTCGAGACAGCCCTAGTGGAGGCGGAGCACGATGTTCCAGAGGGCGACTGAAGAAGCGCTCGTCCAACTGCGGCGTGAGCGTCAGGCGCAGGAGTACCTCTGGAACCCGCAGTTGTGGGCTAAGGATCGCGCTGGACTCCACCTGTGGAGTAAGCAAGCCGAGATCGCCCAGTCCGTGGTGGACAACCACGACGTGATCGTCAAGGCCGGGCACGGCGTTGGCAAGGCGGTCGATGCCGCCACGCCTCTCCCGACCCCTACCGGCTGGCTCCTAGCAGGCGATGTGCGAGTGGGGGACACGCTGCTGGACGAAGCGGGCCACCCCACCTCCGTGTCAGGACTATCTCCGACGTGGGACCGCCCCGAATACCGAATCACGTTCGATGACGGAAGTGAAATCCTCACCGGCCCCGAGCACGAGTGGACGGCCCTTGACTTGATGGCGCGCTCGCGCGCTCACGGAACCAAGAGTGGTGTCCGCGACTGGCGAGACTTCTGGCACACTGCCAAGACCCTGGAGACCCAAGAACTTGCCGCAAGCCTGCGCACGCCTTCCGGCCAGTACCGGTGGCGTATTCCGTTGGCCTCTCCGCTCCAGTTGCCCGAGGCGGACCTGCCTATTGACCCGTACCTGTTGGGGTTCTGGCTGGGCGACGGGTCTACGGCCAGCGGGCAGATCGCGTTCGGTGCGACCAAGAGCGCGTTCCTCGACTGGCTGAACGAGAACAACTACGACCACAGCATGAAGTGGAACGATAAGCAGAACTGCTGGATCGGCGTGGTTAAGGGCCTCCAGACACAACTGCGCGAACTCGGGGTACTCGGAAACAAGCACATCCCACAGGCATACCTCCGCGCGAGCGAGTCGCAACGACGTGCGCTCCTGGCGGGCCTCATGGACGCGGACGGCTTTCTGATGAAGAACTCCGGCAAGCCTGATGTCGGTATTGATCTGACGTGCAGCGCCCTTGCGGACGGCCTGTATGAACTGCTGATGACCCTTGGGTGCAAGGTATGGCGTAACCAGGCAGAGGCCGCGTACACCAAGAACGGTGAGCGTACTGTAACGGGCACGCGATACCGCATGAACTGGCGCCCGCTAGAGAATCCATTCCGCCTGCGTGAAACAGCGTGGGTGGATCACGATAGCCACCGAAGCCGTCACTCCTCGCGGAGCATCGTGGACATCCAACTCACGGGGCGCAGGATCAAGAACTTCTGCCTCCAGGTGGACTCTCCCAGGTCGCTCTACCTTGCGGGCGAGTCGTTCATCCCGACTCACAACTCGAAGTTGGCCGCGATCCTGCTGTGTTGGTGGATCGACACTCGTTGGCCCTATGGCCGTGTCGCCTCGACCGCACCCTCCCACCACCAGATCAGCGCGATCATATGGTACGAGGTCCGAGAGATCGTCTCCCTCGTGAACAAGAGGCACGCCGAGGGCCTCACCTACGCTCGGATGCCCGGCCACATCACCTCCGACAACGACTGGAAGACCGACGACGGCCAGCGCGTGGGCTTTGGGCGCAAGCCACCCGACCACAAGACCGACGATGCGTTCCAGGGTATCCACGCTGTTAAACACGGTGTTTTTGCGGTGGGAGACGAAGGATGCGGCCTCCAGCAGGACATGATCGACGCACTCGGAAACATCACGCCCACCGAAGATTCCCGCCGCCTCATCATCTTGAACCCGACTAACCCCGCTGCCTACGTGGGAACAATCTTCCGTGAGGACTTCCCCAACTGGACTAAGCACACCATCTCCGTGTTCGACAACCCGAACTTCACGGGCGAGGTCGTCCCGGACAACTTCCCGCTCGCTGCACTAGCCGACCAGTCCTTCGTGGACAACAAGAAGGCCGAGTACGGCGAGGGCACGCCACGCTACATCTCGCGCATCCTGGGCGAGTTCGCCTTCGACAACGACCAGTCGCTGATCGTGGCAGAGGACTTGGCTGTCGCCCACGATCTTGACATTGCGCCTACGGGGATGCGCCCCGTGCTGGGCGTTGACGTGGCGCGCTTCGGTGATGACCTCAGCGTGGTGTACACCAACGACTGCGGGCGGGTGCGCAAGTACGACTCCTGGGGCAGGACAGACGGCGTGACCACGGCGGAGCGCATCCACAAGATCGCGCGCGAGACGATGGCCGCAGAGGTACGCATCGACGGTACGGGTATCGGTGGCCCCGTGGCGGACATTGTGCGCAGGCTCCGTGACGACGCGGGTTCCGACTACGACATCATCGAGATGATGGCCGGTTGGGCTCCTGACGACCGATCCGAGCACGCCAACGCTCGCGCGCAGTGGTTCGACCGCTTCCGATACAACCTCCGTGCCGGGATCATCGACCTCGACCCCACCGACAGCAAGTTGACGGACGAACTGGGGAGCATCCAGTACAAGATTCAGGACGGCACGCAGGCGCTCATCATCGAGTCCAAGAACGACATCCGTAAGCAGGGCCGAAAGTCTCCCGACTTCGCGGACGCGGTGATCTACGCCACGGCAGACCTCGGATACCTTGACGAACCGCAGCCCGGCGACAGGATGCAACTAGATTCGGCGGAATTTGCCGAAGTTGGACGAGGAATCGGGTATCTAGACGCTGTAGCGTGGTAAACTGGGGGAACTATGACTGATCTCAACTGGATTCCCGTTCAAGAGAGCACGCAACTCTCCTCACGCGAGGCGATGTTGCTCCAGGAGCAGATGGCCGTCCTCATGGACGCGCTGGACGTGGCCGAGAGCAACGGGGAACTGGCCCGCGAGGAACTGGACGCCGTGGTCGGGCGGATGACCGACGTGATCGAGAGCGGCTGGGTCGAGATGACCGCAGGCGCATCCAACTCGGGTCTGTCACTGGCGACACTGAAGCGCATCTCGGAGCGCCTGCGCGACATGGTGGACACCAACCCGCTCATGCACCGAGGCCACCAACTGCGCCGCGACTACGTGTACGCGCGCGGGGTCGAGTTCGACATCCAGCCGCCCACTGCCGTGGAGAAGGTCACTCGCAAGATCGAGGACCCGTACAACTGGGAGTTGTTCTTCTCCGAGGAGGGCCATGACACGCTCATGCGCGCCCGCCACACGGACGGCAACCGCTTCACACTCGTGAACAAGTCCACCAAGCAGACCATCCACGTGCCGCTGGCGCAGATCGCACAGTCCATCACGGACGTGAACGACTCCAGCCGCGTGATGTACCTCCAGCGCACCGTGGGGACCACAAGCACGTGGTACGCCACCGACTTGAACCCGAACCCCGCAGAGCAGGTAACGGCGGGCGGACAGACCCACACCATTGACAGCGACTGGGTGCTGATTCACAAGGCGTATAACCGCCCGATTGGCGCTACCTGGGGCCTGCCGGACATGATGGCCGCGTACCTCTGGGTCATCGCGTACTCGAACTACCTCAAGGACAACGCCGCGCTGGTGAAGGCCCTCAGCCGCATCGCGATCAAGATTTCGGCGCCCACCGCAGCCGGAGCCAAGAACGCCAGTCAGAAGTTCTCCGCCGCGACCAACGGCCCGGCAGGACGCACCGCCGTGACCGGTAGTGACGTACGGATCGACGCGATGGGCAACACCGGCTCGGGCGTGAACTTCAACAACGGGCGACCGCTGGCCGCGATGGTGGCGACTTCGCTCGGCGTGTCCATCGTGGCGCTGCTGTCTGACCCCGGAACCGGTGGTTCCTACGGAGTTGCCGAGACGCTCGACCCGCCCACGACTTTGCTCGCCATGACGCTCCAGTCGAGCGAGGCGGACTACTACAAGCGCCTCCTGGCGCAGTATGGCGCGAACGCCAAGACCACAGTCAAGTTCCCGACCATCGACAAGGACCCCGCATACCGCGTGCTTCAGTCGATCTACCAGGGCGTAGGCCAGGGCATCCTCAGCCGTGAGGAAGCCAGGCCGGTCATCAGCCTGCTGCTCGACATGAGCAACCTGGACGCGGACAAACTCCCGGAGCCGGATGGCTTCAACAACTGGACCGATCCCAACCCCCCGGAGCCGACCGTGCAGCAACAGAACCCCAAGGACCCCACCCCCCGCCAGGGAAACTCCGGCGTAGCGGGATCGGTTGACCAGGGCACTAACAATGACGCCCGAGACAACGGGGAGAAGGTCTGATGGCTACGATCCGCACCGTGAACGGGCGGGTGGACATCGAGATGTTCCCCGGCGAGCCGCTGAATGAGCCCATCACCGTGACTGCGCAGGACTGGCATGGAACCTACGCAGTTGAGACGCTGACCTGGACCAAGGAGTTGGTGACCGGCCCCGCCGTGTCTGCTGTACTTGACGGGGCCGACACGGTGTTCACCGTCACTGGAACGGTCGAGGAGCCGGGCCTGTATCTCTGGAAAGCCACCTCCTCGGGGGGCCAGGTTCGCCTGTATGGGTACATCTCGGTGAGTTCGCTATGACCACGATCCAGGTGACCCAGGCCCCGGTCAACATCACGCTCCCCGCCCCGGTCGAGATCGCGTTCACTCCCTCGGGCGGGCAAGGGCCTGCGGGCCCCCTTGGAAGCGTCGGTCCTGAAGGCCCTCAGGGCGAAGTAGGACCCTCTGGGCCACAAGGAATCCAAGGAGTTAAGGGCGATACCGGGCCACAGGGCCCTACGGGCGCAACGGGTCCGCAAGGAAGCCAAGGACCTCAAGGAGAGGTGGGAGCCACTGGAGCGCAAGGCCCGAAGGGGGACACCGGCGATACGGGTCCGACCGGAGCAACTGGACTCACGGGGCCTCAGGGTCCGCAAGGAGTGAAGGGCGACACCGGCGCTACCGGCCCGACTGGAGCAACGGGACTTACAGGACCTACTGGCGCTACGGGGGCGACCGGAAGCGCTGGGCCCCAAGGAGAAGTTGGACCTGTGGGTCCGACCGGTCCCAAGGGGGATACCGGCAACACAGGCGCGCAGGGGATACAGGGAGTCCAAGGAGACATTGGGCCCACCGGCTTGACAGGCCCGCAGGGAGTCAAGGGCGACACGGGTGACGCTGGGCCCCAAGGGATTCAAGGGATTCAAGGGATTCAGGGCCCTACCGGCGCAACGGGAGCCACTGGACCCCCCGGTACGGGCGTGGAAATCGGAACCGTTGCCCCCACCCCCGCAACAGGCGTCTCGGTGATGTGGCTGGACACCTCTAGCGGAAGTTCCGTGCTGAAGATTGTGACTGGAGACTGATATGGGCGTGCAAAATCTGCTGCTGTCTGGGGTTGCGGCCCTTGGGGAACCGGCAGCCGCTGTAGACGGTGAAGTTGTCCCCCTCACGTTCAACGTGGACAAGCGTCTTCGTGTTGCCACCAAGCCCGGTCTTTTTGACCCCATCTCTGGTGAACTGACGGTCGTAGGTAACACGCTGGTAGTGGACACTGCTGACGCCTCCAATGTGATGGTCCACGTCAAGAACTCCGGCACTGTGACCCACGCCGCAGGACAATACGCCTTTGAGGGCACACTTGACTCAACCAACGGCACAGACGGTACGTGGTTCTCCGTCCAAGCAGTTCGCACGAACGCGAACACCGTTGAGACCACCACGGGAACGCTGAGTATGGTTGCCGCAGCGGGACTGGTGTACGGGTGGGAACTTTCGGTCAACGCACTCAAGTATTTCCGTGTCCGGTGTACCACCAACGCTACCGCCTCGTCTAAGGCAAAGTTCACAGTAGTGCGCGGGTCCTACGCTACCGAGCCGATCCCCGCAAGCCAAGTCACGGGCACACAGGGCATCTCCGGCACGGTCACCGCGAACCAGGGCACACTCGTCACCCCCACTGCATCAAATATCAACTCTGCTGCGACCACCAACGCGGCCTTTATCAAGGCGAGTGCCGGGACCGTGTACAACGTGTCCGTCTATAACTCGGGCGCATCGACGGCGTACGTCAAGTTGTACAACCAAACGACCGCGCCAAACCTTACGTCTGCTGTCCCGGTCATCGTGATTCCCGTGCCTGCCACGTCTACCGTGAGTCAGAACCTCGGGGTCGTAGGCCACAGGTTCACGACGGGTATCGCCATCGCCATCACAGGCGGAGCAGCGGACACAGATACGACCGCGACTGCTGCGGGCCAAGTGAAAGTGATGACGTCGTACATCTAGTCTACTATTCTGATATACTAGGAGCACTATGAGTTTTCTCCTCGTTGAAAAGGTCGCCTTTGAGGCGGCTGCGGCCACCGAAGACGGTGTTCGTCGCGTTCGCCTGATCTCTCCCGGTAAGGGCTCCTCGGGTTTCTACACCGCCGAGATGCTGAACCAGTACATCGGAGAGGCCCTGCCCAAGGGCACGCTGGTCTACCTCGACCACACCAGCGAGAGCGACAAGAAGGAACGCGCGGGCACACGATCCATCAAGGATGTGGCGGGCAAGTTCATGTCCGACCCGGTGTTCGAGGCAGACGCGCCCGAGGGCGCGGGCTCCTACGCGGACATCAAGTTCTACCGCACCGTGTCGCCTCTGCTGGAGGACGTTGGTGACGCTATTGGCGTTAGCATCGAAGTCCACGCAGGCAAGAAGGACGCCAAGGGCAACATCACGGAGATGCACTACCATCCGCTCAACTCCCTGGCCCTGGTCCCTGTACCGGGTCGTGACGGGCGGATTTTTGAAGACTTCCGAGCAGAGGCTTCGGAATCACAGGAAGACGAAGGAACCGATATGCAGATTTCCGAAGAGGACCGGAAGGCCATCGTCACCGATGTTCTCGCCGGGCTTACGGAGGCATTGAAGCCGGAGCCGGTCGAAGAGACGAAGCCTGATGTCAAGGCTCTCATCGAGAAGGTGTCCAAGGCGGGCCTCCCCGACGTGCTCATTGACGGCGTGATCGAGTCCGTGATGGACGACGGCACGGACGTGGATGCGGCCATCAAGACCGCTCAGGACCTCGTTGAGGCCATTCGCGGCAAGGACAAGCCAGCAGACAAGAAGGCCCCCGCAGCGGGCCTGCTTTCGGAGTCCGCCGAGGACGGCCCGAAGGATGACGCACAGCGCGCGAAGGCATACGCCGAGCGCTACTTTGGAGGCAAGAAGTAATGGCAACCAACTTTGACTTCAGTCGGGGTGTGACCAAGGAGGTCCTCGCGACCTCGACCATCGTCGCGGGCGATCCCGTCCGCGTCGGGGACCTTGTGGGCGTGGCCCTCACGGACGCCGAACTCAGCGAGGATGGCGTCAACTACTACTGCACCGTCGCCTTCGAGGGCGTGATGAGCAACATCGGCGCTACCAACGGCCTCTCGTCTGCCGCAGTCAACCAGGGCGTGGGCATCTACACCGCTACCGCCGCTGGCTCCGCGAACATCGCGGTCAAGGTGACCTTCACCACGACTGCATCCACGAACAAGTTGTTCGGCTACACGCTCAACACGCGCGCCAGCAACACCGGAAACCTTGAGATTAAGGTGGTCAACTAATCATGGCGAACTTCGTTATGAGTGAGCAGGCCGAGGCCGCTGGAAACCTCATGGAGGGCGCCTTCGCAGGCGACAAGCGCGACAAGGCCAAGTTCTTCGAGATGCTGTCCACCGGCGATATCTCCCCCACGCTCCTTCAGGCGCCGCTGACCGCGCGCGTCGTGTCGGAGTATGAGGGCATCAAGGACACCATCGGTGGTGCTGCGGTGCGCGAGACTGTGGATGACTTCACGCTCCAGGAGATTTTCCGCATCGCGTTCGATGACGACTCTCAGGTCCTTGAGAAGAACGTGGGCAAGACTCGCGTGACCGGCACCCTCCCCAGGGTTGGCGAACTGGGCGAGTACCAGTCGTTCGGCTTCTCTTCGACCAACGACTCGCACCGTGCGTACAAGTCTGGTATCAAGTTCGGTCTGTCGTGGGAGTCGGTCATCAATGGCCGCAACCTCTCGCTTCTGGAGCGCGCTACCAAGCAGATGGCCCGCATGGCTCGCAACACCGAGTTGTCTGAGGTCTTCGGCCAGTACGTCACCGCGTCTGGCATGAACACGGCCAACCTGTCCGCTGCGGGCGACATCACCAACCTCATCTCGGGTAACCCCGCGCTGTCGATGGCGTCGCTCAAGACGGGTCTTGCCCTGGCTGCGACCCACAAGGTCAACGGCGAGCGTTACCCCATCTCGGGTGCATTCACCCTCGTGGTGTCGCCTTCGCTGGAGATCGCGGCGCGCGAGATCATCGCCGTCACCGAGATCACCACGCAGACGGGCTCCGGCTCGGGTGCGGTCATTGCCAAGTCGGGCAACCCCCTTGCTGGCAAGTTGAACCTCCAGGTTGCCCCCACGCTGACGCGCATCAACGCCAGCGCGGACAACTACTGGTTCCTGGTGCCGGACCTTTCGCAGACCGAGGGCTACCGCCCCGAACTGTGGGCCGTCCGTGGCGAAGAGACCCCCAAGTTCTTCGTCAAGTCCACCACGCTCCAGAGCCCCAACGAGGGCGACTTCGACCACGACGCCTACGAGACCAAGTTGCGCGCAACCGCGACTGGGGTGAATACAGGGATGTTGGGGGTCGTCGGCTCCACTGGCGCTGGCGTCTAGCCACCAAGTAACTCCACCCAAGAGCGGGTCGCGGGCTTTACCGGCCCACGGCCCGCTCTTGTCGTAGAGGAAGGGATGCAGAATGACGGAACCAACGCAAGGGGAAAGGCTGGCCCGCGTGGAAGAGGCACTGAGGGGTGTCCAGAAGACATTGGACCAGTTGGTCGTCACCCTGACGAACGACCGCACCAACATGGTGCCCCGAAGCGAGTACGAAGAGTACAAGAAGGGCGTGGCGGACAAGTTCAAGGAAATCGACTCGCGCCGCGCGCCCTGGTGGATTGTGGCGGGCATCGCCGTGTCGGTCATCACCGCAGGAATCGCCATGTTCAATCTCTTGACTAAGGGGGGCTGACCATGCCCGTTGACTTCACCTCTGCCATTGGACAGGTCCGGGCGCACATCGGGGACACCACCGACGACCCGATCCTGAGCGACCCCGAGATTCAGTCGATGCTGGACGTGGCGAAGGACAACGTGTACGCGGCCATCGCGTCTGCGCTGCGGAGGATCGCTAGCGATACCGTCCTCCTGCTGAAGTACGTCCGCACGGACGACATGCTGGTGGACGGCCCCAAGGTGGCGGACTCCCTGCTGAAGTCGGCAGAAGAGTTCGAGACTCGGGCAAAGGCTTACGACGCGGGAGACTTCTTCGAGATTCTGGGCTCTGGCTACCCCTTGGAGGACCCGTGGGCATCTCTCGAAGTGATCTGACCACCGTCGTAAACGACAACTGGGTAGCAGCCGCGCGCGTGAGCGCGGAGTCGATGATGGTCGCTACTGGCACAATCTTCGACCCCAATTCCACGGACACCACGTGGGTGGACGGCGTAGGACAGGTGACGACCCCGGCCACGCTCGGCACGGGGAAGATGCGCCTTCAGCCCATCCGCTCCGCAACCGCGCCGGACGGCAAGCGCATTCAGGCCGTGCAGGTCTCCGTGCCGCTGGGGTTCCTGTCGGTCCCCGCGCGAGTGGGGCTGGGGCTCACCGTGACCTCATCGCCCTTCAATCACGACCTGGAGACCTACGTCTACACGTGCATCGAAGTGGCGGACTCATCCAACCCGGTCGAACGGACCATGATCTTCTCGGTGAATCATGGGCTTCGAGTTTAAGCGGTACAACTCGAAGAGCGTCGAAGACGGCGTTCGTCGCAAGTTGAGGAACGCCATGAACGTCGCCACCGAGGAGGCGGCGGACGCCATGCGTGAGGTAATCGCCACGGACATGCTCACCAAGGCCTCGCGAAAGCGCGGCGGTGGTCGTAAGGAGAGCGGGGACATGCTGGCGGATGTGAAGTCCTCCAAGGTGCGGATCACTGACAGCGGCAAGTCCTACCAGTCTTTCTGGGGCTGGTCCACCGCTGACCGCAAGGCTCACTCAGACCGCATCTTGGGGGGAGTCCACGACGACTCGGGCAAGGAAGTGAAGTCGTACTACGACCTCCAGGACTGGGGGTTTCAAGCCGGGCAAGACGGCTTCGGAGCAGATGGACAGGATGGAAAAGGGGCGTATGTACCGGGAATGCACTCCCAGGAGGCAGCACGACGGAAGTACAGAGAGGTGATGAAGCGCGAATGGCGACGCTAGACATTGACGCACTGGTACTCGCGGACCTTCGGGCCCTCGCGAGCATCGCGCCTGCGGTGGTCTACGAGGACGACGAAGCCCCGATGGAGGACCAGATTCCCTCCGTGGGAGGGCAGATCGTCGCGCACGTGATCTTTCACTCGGGCTCCGCAGAGTCGTCCAAGAACGGTCGCGGGATCGTGGGCGTCGAGTTGGACCCCATTCAGAACTACTTCATCACCGAGGTGGTCGCCCCCAACAAGGCCATCGCGAAGAAGTTGGGGGATCGTATTGTCCAGCGACTACTGGGCAGGAAGTTCTCTGGGGCCACCGCCCTGGAGTTGGGACCACGGCAGATGTACCGCTCCGTGTCCAACGAGTCCAACGTACCGAACACGTATCACTATGCGGCGCTGTTTAGGTACATCACGAACCTGTGAAATCTGATATACTGGAGGCACCATGACTGCAACTATTCGCGTACGTCACCTCGTCGGAGGCCAGGTCGCTGACCTGTCCCCCGAGACCTGGGCGGCGTATCAGAAGACCCCCCTCAAGGACGTGTACGAGGTGCTGGAAGGCAACGAAGAGTGCCTGACCTGCGGTACGCCTGAAGAGGACGAGCCGACCGTCGCTCCGGCTCCCGTGCCCCGCTTCCGCAGGGCCAAGGATGAGCACGAGACCAACGCCACCGAGGAGAACGCAGAGTGAGTAACAAGACGCTTCGAGGCAACGTCGAGATTTTCGTTGCCTACCCGGAGGCTTTTGCCAACCGGAATGCCCCTACCGCCACTGAGTTGAACAACACGACCTACGTGAAGATCATCTCGTGTGCGGTCAACGACGACTTCACGATGAACCCGGCTGCGTCCGACACGGACAGCACTCAGTCGGTCTGTGACGTTGCGGCCATCGAGACCCCCACCTTCGACAACTTCGAGGTGGCCCTCAACATCTTCTCTGACGCCGACCAGGACGCAGCGGGCCTCTACAACCAGGCTCGCGATCTGTTCAAGGCGAAGGGCATCCCCTTCATCGTGGGCAAGCGCATTGGTTGGGCCCAGGGAACCGCGTTCGCGGTGGGCCACATCGTCAGCCTGTTCTCCGTCAAGACGGACAACCCCACCGACATCGACGCCGCTGGCTCCCCGATGCAGTTGGGCGCAAAGTTCAAGCCCCAGGGCTGGTCCCTGGTCGAGTATGAGGTGGCCGCGTAATGACCGATGTGAAGACGTTCCAGGGCAAGGGTGACGACATCACCTACTGGTGGGTTCCTGCTGGCGGCATCGCCAACATCAAGGCCCCCACGGCAACCGAGATCAACGCGGGTGTGAACCTGTCGCTCGCCATCGCGGCGGACGGCACTGAGGTCACGGCTACCGATTCGTCGGACATTGACGACCGTTCCATTGTGGACAAGGGCAACGCCGTTGAGGCGGGCTTTGACCAGTACAACGCGGCCATCACGCTCTTCCGTCCGTACGACATGGGCAACGTCACCGACCCGTACGTGATCGCGTACAACCTGTTCAAGACCCAGAAGGTGCATGGCTACATTGTCAAGCGCCGCCTCCAGGAGTCGTACCTCTCCCCCGCAGTCGCGGGTGAGATGGTCTCGGTCTTCAAGGTGCAGTCGGACTACACCGCTGACGACACGGCTGGCGAGGATTCGGTCAAGTTGGCCGTGGCGTTCCTCCCCCAGGGCCAGGTTGCGATCAACACGTTCGTGGCCCCGGTGGCTGCGGTCGTGGCTTCGGTCGCTACCTTGACGGGCGCGGCGGGCGGCAAGGCCGCAGTCACCGCGCTCCTCGGTGCGGGCGGTCCCAGCATCACGCAGGGCGCTACGTGGTCGTCTTCGGACACCACCAAGGCCACCGTGTCAGAGAACGGTGTCGTCAAGTACGTCGCCGCAGGTTCGGCCACCATCACGGTGAGTCACCCCGCAGCGACGGCAGCCGACACCATCGCAGTAACCGTCTCGTAACACAATGTGCTCCCCCGGCTCTCTTCGCCCCTTAGAGAGCCGGGGTGAGCGCTTGACCACACAACCAAGGGGCAGAAACAGGGGCCAATACCATGACTGACAACGACAAGTTTGATCTCCTCGCCTTCGCCAAGGGCCGTTCGCGCGCCAAGGACGAAGTGACCATCTACATGGACGAGGACGCCGCCAAGGAGTCGGACTCCTACATCATCAAGAAGCAGGACAAGCGCACGCAGGAATGGACCTCTATGGGCGTAGCCCCAGAGAACCAGGATGCCTTCGACGCGGCCCGTGAGCGCATCAAGCAGTCCGCTGTGACCATTCACCTCCAGGGAGCCCCCGAGGGTATCGTGGACGAGATTCGCGAACGCAACGGCCTCCGCGACGACTCCCCCGTGGCGGACATGTTCGCCAGCGGATACGTCGCAGACCTACTCGAAACCATGCACGTCAAGTCCGTGTCCGCAGCCGGAGACGAAGACACCGCTCGTCGCACCAAGGATGAGTGGATGGAGTTCCGCTCCTTCGCTCCCAAGAGCCAGTGGGACAAGTTGGCCGCTGCTGTCATCAACCTCGTGTTCGTATCCAACGTCATCGATGAGAGTGTGGACGCCGGTTTTTTAGCCAAGTCCTGACGTGGCCGGAGTACCGGTACGTCTCTACTCGGATTGAAGCCGCGCTCCGCGCGAGCATTCGCCCTTGCGCGATGGTATTTCACGAACAACCTTCCCTCCCCTGGACCCGTGGGGATTTCAAACTGCTGGAGGCTTACGAGATCAAGCAGAAGGAGACCTGCGGGCACTGCGGGAATCCGGTGTGGCTATGCCACAGCGACAACGCAAATCTCCTCTGGGAAGTGAAGACCCAAGTGTGTTACGCCGACAAGGCGGTCAAGGAGTGGAGCGAGAAGAACCCCAAGTCGAAGGATAGCCCGTACGCCGTGCCGTACGTGTTGACCTACGACGAGGGGCGACCAGTTCAGGACTACGAGAACCTTCCGACGCGGAAGGATTTCTTCGAGGAGCAGGCGCATGGCTGACGATGACCTTTCGATGAAGGCCACGCTTGACGCGTCTCAAGCCATCAACACCGCGCACAAGTTCACGGATGCGCTGGCCGACCTCAGCCAAAGCGCGGGGTACGCCGACAAGACGATAGACAAGATCGAACGCACGGTGGCGAAGGTTACCGCGCAACTGGAGCGGCATACCAAGTCCGTTACGGCCTCCGCCGAAGCCACCCAGCGCAGCGCGACCCTCTCCGCTCTCAAGGCTGCGATCCTCTCTCGTGAAGAGAAGAAGGAACGCGACCTCACGAAGGCCATCAACGACCGGGCCGCAGTGGAGCGTAGGGCGGCTCGCGGGCAGTCCCCCGACCAGTTGGCCTCCGCTCGCGCCCAAGCAGACGCAGAGGCCCAGGCGGTCTCATCCGCCCGTCAGGCATCGCGAGACCGACAGACCATACGGAGTAGGGAACTCTCCTCCCTCCGGGCGGACATCCAAGAACGAGCCCGCCTTGCCCAAGAGCAGGCGCGGATCGACGGATTGAACTCCCGGTCTATGATCCGGTCCTCCTCCGTGTCCCGAGTGATGTCCAACACGGGAGGAGCCAGTTCCGGCTACCAACTGGGCGGGTTCTTCTCCGGCCAGAAGCGCGCGGCAGACGACGCCGCCGCAGCCAACCTCCGCGTCCAGAAGTCCTTAGAGGGCATGGCGAGCGCGCGTTACGCAATGTACGACGTGGCCCGCGCGCTTACGCTCATCTCCGCTGCCTCCATCGGGGCAGTAGGCGCTTCGATCAAGTTGGAAGCGTCTTACGAGAGCCTCCTCGTGCAGGTCAAGCGCACCTCGCAGACCTCTGGCGATGCCTGGGGCCAACTCCGCACGGACCTGATCGACCTCACCACTGCGATCCCGGCCACCATCGAAGACGTATCCAGCATCGCCACTCTCGGTGGGCAGTTGGGTATCGCCTCCGAGGACATCGACTCCTTCACAGAATCTGTCATCAAGTTCTCGGCTACCACCAACGTTTCGGCCACCGCTGCCGCTGAGTCCCTTGGCCGTGTCGCGCAGTTGTCCGGCGTTGACTCCTCGCAGTACGACCAGTTGGCCGCGTCCATCTATCAGGTGGGTATCACCTCGATCTCTACTGAGGCGGACATCCTCGCGGTCGCACAGCAGATCGCCGTGTCGGCTAACAGCGCAGGCTTCGCCGCCGAGCAGACCATCGCCCTCGCCTCCGCCCTGGCCTCGCTGGGCGTGGCCCCTGAGCGCGCTCGTGGCTCGATCCAGCGCATCTTCAACGTCATCGAGAACTCGGTGGCGGACGGCGGGGATATGCTCCAGCAGTTCGCCTCCGTGTCCGGCACCAGTGCTGACAAGTTCGCGGAGACCTGGAGCGGAGACCCGCAGACCGCCTTCCAGGACTTCCTGGCGGGCCTTGGTCGGGCGGAAGACGCAGGCGGCAACATCAACAACATCCTGTCCGACCTCGGCATCAACGCCGTTCGTGACACGGACGCGCTCAAGCGCCTTGCCCAGAACACCGACGTGTACGCCAAGGCGATCAGCGAAGCCTCCGAGGGCTGGAACGATGGCTCCGTCTTTGCCGAGGGCTACGGTGAAGTAGCCGACACTCTCGACGCCAAGTTGACGGTACTTGGAAGTACCCTCAAGGCGATCCTTGAAGCCGTACAGGATAACGAGGCTCTCAAGAAGTTCGTGGACTTGCTCCAGTTCGTTGCGGACAAGGTGAAGGAAATCGCTCGTAGTCCTCTGGGCTCCGCGTGGGCCGCGATGGCGCTCGCGGTAGGGGCGTTGGTGGGAGGTTTCGCTCTCCTTGGCGCGGGAGCGGTAGCCGCGTACGCTTCCCTCCTCGCAATGGTCACAGCGATGTCCTTCATGACCAAGGAGACCGTCGCGGGCGTGGGTCCGCTTCGGTTGCTCCAAATCTCGTTGCTCCAAGTCACAGGGGCAGCCAACGGCATGACCTCCGCCCAGATTGACGCGGCCATCACCAACGGCACCTTGAGCACGAGTCTCCGAGGGACAGGCGTTTCCGCCACCTTCGCGGCTACCGCCATGAAGGCGCTTCGTGGTGCTCTCATCACGACAGGAATCGGTGCCGCCATCGTGGCGGTTGGGTTCGTGGCGGAGAGTCTCTACTCCAGCGCGCAGGACACGAAGGCCGCAGCCAAGGAACTCAAGGAAGCGATCCAGGAAGGAATCTCCACCGACACGAAGGCGTGGGAGGCTCTGGGCGGCAGCGCGGAGAACACTGTAGACGGTTTCACCTCCATGACCCAGGAGGTAAAGGCCAACACGGAGAGTTACGCGAACAACTCTGAGGCCGTCAACTCGGTCTTGGGCACGCAGGTGCAACTCCAGGACACCCTGACAGGCACAGAAGAGAAACTACGCGACGTGACCTACGCTCTCGGGGAAAGCACGAAGGCCGCACTCGATAATGCCCTCGTGAACAAGTTGTTCCCCGAAGACCAGTCTGCGGAAGAGGCGCAGAAGACCATCGACCGCCTTATCGCGGCACAAGAGGAACTGGGTATTTCCACCGCGCAGATCAAGGAAGACATCGCCAACAATGATTTCTCCTCGCTAGAGAAGGCCCTCCAGCGCGTTCAGGGTTACTACCAAGAGATGAACAATGCGGCGGATGCATCGTCCTTCCTCACCCCGTCGGAGTTGCAGCCCTTAGAGGACGTGCTTTCGGTGATGGACACTGGTCGGGACGCAATCAACGACTACGGAGATGACGTGGCAAAGGTCACGCTGATCCAGCAACTCTTCGGGGACGAAGCCGCTGTAGCCGCTCAGCAGATGTACGGACTTACCGACGCTGAAGACGAGGCGGCTGGCGCCGCAGGCAACCTGGCCGATGGCCTCTTCGACGTTCTCAACGCACAGGCTGCGATCACCCAGTCTACGTTCGACCTGGGGGCAGCCGTTGCGCAGAACGGCACTGACTTCTCGACCTTCACCGAGGGCGGACGCGCCAACATCGCGGCGTTCTCCCAGGCCGTGTCCAACGCCGCGCAGTACGCCGGAGAGGACACCGCGCTCTTCACTTCGCTCGTGGAGCAGATGATCGCGCAGTTGGAGGGGCTGGGAGTGACAGGCGCTCGCCAGATCGCTATCAACGCCGGGGCTCTCTCGCAGGGTACAGCCACTGCCCAGTCCAATACCACGGCGATTGCGCTCCTCACGGGCCAGGTTGCGGCGGGGTTCAACAAGTCCGCCCAGTCCGCCAAGAAGGTCGGATCGAACGCGGGCGGAGCGGCCAAGCAGGTCCGCACGCTGTCCGACTACGTGAGCGACCTGTCCAAGGTGATGAAGGACGCATTCGACTTCCAGTTCGGCTTCGGCATGGCCCAGGACGACACGGCGGGGGTGTTCCGTAAGATCGCTGACTCCATTAAGGAGGCAGAGAACAACGCCCGCGACCTGCGCAACACGCTGTCGGGCCTGGCTTCGGACAAGTCGATCCTGGAGTACCAACTCAGCATCGCGACCGAGTACGGCGACACCCTCCGTGTCGATGCGATCCGCGCGGAGTTGGACAAGACCAATGCCGACCTCGCGGACACCACGCAGGAACTGGCCGATCAACAGGACTTCCTCAACAAGGACCTGGAGGGCGGCACCGAGGCTTCAGCAGAGCACCGCGATATGGTACTCGATCTGCTGAAGGCGTACGAGGACCAACTCACGGCCTACGCGGACACCGGAGTGTCCCAGCAGGAACTGGCTCGGTACAGCGACGTCCTCAAGCAGAAGTTCCAGGACCAACTCCGCGCGCTCGGGTACAACACCACACAGGTGAACACCTACGCCACCGCCTTCGACAAGTTGCGTCTCATCATCGAGAAGGTCCCCCGTAACCTGACGATCACGGCGAGCACCGACCCCGCTCAGCGGGCGCTGGACGAGTTCTTCGCCAAGAACGCGAATCGCTCTGTGAGCATCTCCACGTCGGCGGACACCACTTCGCTCAACAATGCCGTGAAGAGGAACGAACTGTACGCCAAGATTCTCGCAGGCCTGGCGGTCCTCGCGCAGAAGGGCATTGGCGTCATCGCTGCCGATGCGTACAGTAAGAACATCGCGATCTGGTCGGCGCAGTTGCAAGCCTTGCCTGCGTACGCCAAGGGCGGTCGCTACCCCGGTGGCCTCGCGCTCGTTGGCGAGCATGGACCGGAGTTGATCGACTTCGGCCAGCCGGGTTACGTCTACACCGCCCCCCAGACCCAGCAGATGATTAGCGCGGCCCACTCAGGCCGTGGTCAGGCTCCGGCAGGTCTATCCATCTCCGCAGGTAGGGACGGAAACGGTCTGAGCGTGGTAGACTTGAGCGCAGGCTCCATCCAGCGTTTGGCTCAGGCTGTTCAGCCGCTCCTCGAACTCGATGGCAACAGCATTGCTAAGTCCACCAACCGCAGCAACCAGAACCTCACGCGAAGAGGAGGCAACTGATGACCGGGCAGTTCTACTTCGGCACCGAAGGACGAATGCGTTGGATGCGCGCTCCCAGCATCGGGATGGACTCTGGAGCGGTGGGCCGGGGAACGGACGGCACAACCGCAAATGGCCTCGGGTACGTCAACCAGTCGGTAGGCACGCACCGTCAGTACCTGATGGAGTGGCCCCCCTCGTCCTCTCTTCCAGAGGCTGCCGTCATGGAGGGGTACCGCAACCGCGTATATGGACGCGGCCCCCTCTACTTCCACAGTCCCTTGACCCTGCCTTACAACGTCCTGTCGGCCCGTCACGCGGCTCCTGCAATGGCGTGTGGCCTTGAAGGCACTTCCATGATCGACCAGTACACGCCGACCGCCATCGCGACCTCCGGCGCAGGAACCAACGACCTCCCGGCTGAGTCGGCCTACTACGACCTCCTGAACGCAGCGGTCGGCTTCCAACTGGCCGACAGTGTGTTCATCCCTGTGCCCCCCGGCTACACCGCGTACGTGGGTTCGTTCTACCAGGCGACCGGGACCGGGGTTGTTGCGGTCGTACCCGTTGATCTTTCCGGCGCGGACGGGGCCTCTGTGACGCTCACCGCGCTCGCCAACAACGCCACCAATATCGTCCCAGATGTGTTCTACTCCGTGTCGGGACTTCGCTTGTGGCTGGGTAAGACCTCCTCCGGCGCGGCCAGCGTCCTCAACGCGGCCAACATCATCCGCATGTACCCGGACGGAGAGGCGCCCGACACAGCAGGCCCTTGGCTCCCCGGCATGGGGCACAGCGGTTGTAGGTTCGTGGGGGAGCCCACACACATCACCAACGGCGGTATGTACGGCGGCATGGTCTCCTACGCAGCGACCCTGAAAGAGGTGGCGCGCTAATGGGCGTGAGGGTAACCGTCGCCGGGCGAATCTACGAGCCCGAATCCTTCGAGACCACCGAAGAGGCCACGCCGCTCTCCGCCGGAGATTCCACAGGGGGAATCGGGACGATCTCCGTGACGATACCGTACCCGGATGAGAGCGAGAACGACCCCGTATCGGTATTCGGCCCTACGTTTTTTCAGGGCAAGGCCGTGACGCTTACCGACTCGTATTTGGGCTACACGCTGGGCAAGGTCCACAACGTTTCGGACCAACGTGACGCGGGCACATTCACCCTCGCAGTCTTGGCCCGCCTTGACGAACTGAACAAGTACAACATCCAAGCCGCTCCATATGTCGGTACGTTGGGGGGCGGGTTTGCCTACTACTTGTCCCTCGCTGGGGTGACAACCGACTATCTGGTGGACCCCTCCATTGCCTCTCGGAGCGTGATCTTTCCCGGATGGAACGGAGAACTCTGGTTCCATCTGAAGCAGATGGCTGCCGCCCAGGACTGCGACATTTCGTTGGTATCGGGGATCATCCTCCTCCGCCCTGTCCGGGACCGCCTCGTAGCCGCAGGCCGCGACATCTCTCGTTCTGCTTCCTCGGGGGGAGGGTCGCTCGCAGAGACAGTGGAGGTCTACTGGTACGAGTCCACCGCCATCACGGACCAACTGGTCTACCCGGTGGGGGGCTGGACCCCCGAAGTCGAGGTCCTCAACGTTAACGCGGGAGAGACCGCAGAGTACCAACTCGAACTCTCCGCCTCGGTGTCTTCGATCCAGACTCCGGTCATGAACACGTTCGTCGCGGAAGATCACGATTCCTCCTCGGTCTATACCGTGGTGGCAGACGACGGACTACCCGTGGACCCGACTGAGTGGGCGAACCTAGGCGGCTCTGTGTCTGTGTCGATCAACCCCGACACCAAGACCCTGACCGTGCGGTTGGTGGGGGCTACGGGGGTTCCTACCTCTACGGGCGCTAACTCGAAGTCCTTCTCTTTGGCTCTCGCATCGGACGAATCGGGATCACGGTACTCCACCCTGCGCATCGTGGGTACGGGGGTGTCGTACTCGCGCGCCAAGGTCGTGTTCCGTACGGGGATTCCCCCCGAAGATGCGCCTACGTTGGTGGGGGAGACCATCGACAACCCCTTCATCACGTCTCTGAGTTCCCTGTATGACGCGGGCACTCGCGCAGCGCTTCGCTACTCCGGTCTTGTGCCCTCTATCTCGGGAACGGTCACCGGAGTCAACCAGCGCGGAGATTCGGGCATCCTCGCCAGCCTGACCTACGGCGAGGTAGAGGCCGCGCTTACCGTCACGCTGGGCTCTGGTTTCACCTACGCCGCCGAGCAAGCCTTCTTCGCCGGTCAGACCTACGAGGAGGTGGAGTCGTACTGGATCAGCCAGACAGACACCGACTACGAGAACCAGGCTATCGGAAATGTGCAGGGGGCTCGCGTTTGGGACTCCGTTACAAGGCGACACTACCGCATTCGATCTGCTAGACTAGGACAGGACGGGATTTCGTTTGACTCAGCGGATGACGACTTGACCTACAGCGACCTGCTCATCTCGTTCACCGGTATGACCTACGCGCAGGTGGAGACCACGCGAAGCGGTATGACCTACCACGACGACTATCTGATTGGGGCCTACAATGGCTAGGCAGGCGAGCGACATCAACCCAGACGACCAGTTCCTGCCCCTCGATTTTGGGCCCGGAACCCCCGCAGCCCGGCAGATGGTTGATCGCATCATAGCGTTGGAGAAAGACGCGCTCGCTCGTAGGCAGTCAGAGGCGGGAGCCAACCGAGGGGACGCCGCTAGCCGTGCGATCCTGGCCAATCAGATCAACGCCCTCCCAGAGTTCGACACGGCGTACGACTCCAAGACGGGCATCGGCTTTTCGGTGGCCGGGAACATGTACCTCCAGGGGCAACTGCATTGCCCCCCCACCAAGAACTACCTGACCTTGAGTCTTTTTGGGAACGGTCAGTTCGTGGACATGACCTCGGGCGGTCTGGCCGTGGCCTATATGCACCTAGAGGTCCAGGGGTCGCACGCGGATGGAAGTCCCCTTATCTGGAGCACGCCACAGTTCTCCGCCTCCAAGGACGCCGGGGCCAGCGCTGTCAACAACGTCATCTCGGGAGCAACAGGATTTGCCACTGACGTTCTTCCGGGGGGAACGTTGCTTGTAGTAGCCGAGTTCAGCGCTACTGCTTTCGCCCCCTACACCAACCAGCCCGGAAACTTCGCCACCATGCTCGCTAACGCCGCCTTCACCCAGGCTTAAAGAAAGGCCCCTCATGGCAATCCTCACCACTCCCGACAACCTCGCCACCCCCTCCTCGGGCCAGAACTACGGGCTGGTCACGGACCTCGCGGCGTTCGCCGATAGCGCTCAATCCGCGCTCATGGTCAAGGCCAACTACGGCGTTGGAACCACCACCGAGCGCAACGCAGCACTCTCAAAGTTCCCGGACGGTGCAAGGTGGTATGACACTACGCTCTCCGCTGATTACCGCCGTGTCGCGGGGGCCTGGGTCGCCCTGGCCGACCTCACTCAGTACACCGGCACCAAGTATTACCGCTGGGTCAACGCAGCGGCCAGGACCGCGCAGACGGGCATGGTCGCGGGAGATAAGGGCTACCAGATAGACACCGCCGTGACCTACCGCTACAACGGCTCGGCGTGGAAGGCGTGGGAGTCGGATTGGATCACGTACACGCCCACCCTGACGAACTTCGCCATCGGCACGGGTGGATCGGCGGCGAACTCGTGCGCCTATCGCTACGAGCAGGGCACCGTTCGCGTCAGCTTCAAGTTTCAGTTCGGCACCTCGGGGTTCTCTGTGTCCGGCGATCCGATCTTCACCCTGCCCCTTAACAGCGCGGCGCTCGCCCACACCTACGTGAAGCGTCAAGGGCAGGCGGAACTCTGGGACTCGTCGGGAGCGTCCATTTCCCGTGAGGCTGTGATCTACCAAAACGCCGCCAATCTCGACAAGGTGATGCTCTACGGCCTGGGCACCGCGACGAGCGGCACGGTCTACAACATCTCGTCAACCCTGCCATTCACGTGGGCCGCAGCAGACATCCTCGCGGGCGAGTTCACCTACACGGCGGCGTAGGTCATGGCAACGAACTACGGCTCAGGATCACTGGGCGCTTGGCAGGGCAACGTCCCTGTTGTGTCCGGCCCCACGCAGATCGCGTCGGCGATTGCTACTGGCGGGGCGTTCGTGTTCGGTGACTCGATCTCGGTGGAGAACGGCGGGGCGTTGGCGACGGCGTTGTATGCAGCCACGGGGCAGACCATCGCCATCCACGCGTGGTCAGGACGCCCCACCGCGCCCGCTGTTGATCAGCTCGCCGCATGGGTTGCCCAGTATGGGTGTCCGCCTGTGGTTGTGATGGCCGTGGGTACGAACGACATCTTTGACCCGCCAGTGATGGCCGCTCAGGTGAAGCGCGTGTTCGAGATTGTCCCCCCGACTACCAAGGTTGTGTGGGTCACCACCTATGTGTCGAGGTGGAACCTCGGTCACCAGTACGGTTCGGCAGCGTACTTCATGGCCCGCGAGTCTGACCTTCGCAACACGGGCTGGGTGAACGCTCAAATCCAGAACGGTGTTGGCAAGCACCCTCGCGGCGTCGTGGCCGACTGGTACGAGGGCCTCTGCCTCAACCCCGGGTACTGCCTCACCTACTACCTGCGCGACGGCGTGCACACCACCGCGCTCGGCAAGAACGCATGGGTGTCCACAGTGGTGGCCGCGACCCAGAGAGCCAACGCGCTCCCCACCTGCTAGGAGGTGCCCATGATCCAGACCAAACTCTCTGGCGGCACTCACTGGCTGGAACCCACCGCCGCCGCATCGTTCGAGCGGTGCCTCGCAGCGGGCGCACCGAACGCTATCGAGTCGGCCGGTCGCACATGGGAAGCACAACAGGCGCTCCTGAAGCGTTACGGCTACCCGCGTGCTGAACTGCCAGCCCGGTCCTTCCACGTCAAGGGCCAAGCAATCGACGCACAAGCGCCACTCATTGCCTGGTTCGTCGCCCACCCCGAGCACGGCTGGCGTCGCACCGTGACCGCCGAGCCGTGGCACTTCCAGCACTTCCCACACCTTGACACACAGGAGGACGACATGCCCCTGACCGAACAGGACGTGCTTGCCGTTGCGCACGCCGTCTGGACCACACAGATCGACCGTGGAGCCAAGGTATCTACCAAGCAGGACATGGCCGACACGGGAACCATTGCCCGCCAGATCCTCGCGGCCGTCCAGTCAGCCTCAGCGCCAGTCATCGACTACGACGCCCTGGCCGCCAAGATTCCGGCCCCCAAGATCGACTACGCCGCACTCGCCAAGGCCGTCAACGACGACGCCGCACGCCGGATGCAGGGGTAGAGGCCATGGCCGAGGGAACCGACGAACCGGTAGTCAAGGTCACACTGTCCCGGATTTACGACACCGTCCTCGAGATTGACCGCAAGGTTGACCCCCTGCCCGGCATTGTCGCCGACCACTCGACCAGGTTGCGTGCCGTCGAGTTGCAGGCACATGACAACGCGACAGCACTCCTGGCGATCCAAGCGAATCCCGGCCTGACGTGGAAGTCCATCGTCAGCGACCTCCGCAACTGGCTCGCCTTGATCGCAGTCGCCGGGGGACTCATCGCCCTGTACGTCAAGTAACACCGTGCATCAACCACCTGGGGAGGTAAGCAACATGGGTACACTTTCTGCGGCTTTGGCTGCACCACCAAAGAAGCGTCGCCGCTGGTGCGGTCTCGCTGACTGGACCGCAACTCTCGACGCCGACGACAAGGCATCCGTGGCCGGCGCGGTGGCTGACACGGCGTGGTCTGTGGAGGCGCTGACTCAGACGCTCAATGGCAACGGGTTTCGGGGTGGTCGCAACGTGATCGCCAACCACCGACGCAAGGCGTGTGCGTGCTATGACGTTGGCTGACGATCTGCGTCGGCCA